GTGTCCAGCTAGGCCCGATCCCAAAGAATGACCGGGCCTAGCGCGTGCCTAGCTTCCGTCTGGAGTTGGTGGGAAGGGGTCGGCCTCGACTCGGAGCAGCTGACCGGCGGGGACCTGGTCGCTGGGTGTGTAGCTGGTCCAGCCATCACCGAGCGTGACGATCAGCCCCAGCCCGTCAGCCTCCGCGATGACCCGGACCCGCTCCACCTCCAGGGCTGCCTCCGCTACGTTGGACTGCCAGCGGCCGAGACCGGCTGGGGTAACCGTGACGATTAGGGGCGGCATCGCCTGGCTTACCTGGTGGAACTGGTGGACCATCCAGCTGGGCAGGGCCACCCGGCCAGCGGCGGGGAATGGCTCCCCGCACTTGCATGCTGCCCCATCCCTCCAGACGTGGGCCTCGACTTCAGGGTGCCTGGCCTGGCGCATGGCTTCATAGTGGGCGAAGTCGTCCAGCGCCTGGTAGTCGTCGCGGGTGGCGGGGTGGTCACTGACGATGAGATGGACGGGGCAGTCATAGCCACGGAGTCCACCCATCCTGACAGCGTGGGTGGAGATGACCTGGCGAACTGACAGGCCATGTGACCTGGCGAAGTCCAGGGCCATCTGGTGGGTGCCAACGACGAACCATCGCTGGGTGGTGGGGGTGTAGGTCATGGTGTCCTCAGTGCTTGGTGAAGTAGTCACAGCCGTCCTCGATGAGGTCGAAGGCGGCGGGTGGGCGGTTGCCCCTGGATTCGTTGCAATGCTTATGAGCTGGTCCTAGGTTCTGGAGGTTGTAGACTGCCCCGCCCCTAGACCGGGGGATGATGTGGTCGGCGGTGGCCTTCTGGCCTAGGCGGATCGGTAGGCCGCATAGCCAGCAGGTGTGGCCGTAGGTCTCCAGGGTTAGGCGGACGTACTGCTGGGCCTTCCGGCCGCCCCAGGTTTCGACTGGGGCGGCCGGGTCAGCCATGAGTCCTGGACCGCGTGGGCTAGCCATGGCGGTTAGCTCGGTCAGCGTTCACCACGGCGTCGGCCGCGTGGCTGATCAGCCTCATGGCCTGGTCCAGGTTCGGGGTGTGGATGGGCCGGGCGTCAGCCAGTGCCCCGGCCAGCTCCAGCAGCTCATCCGGGCTGAAGTGCACCGCGATGGTCTCCAGCTCCACAGCTCCCAGCTCGGCCGCGATCATGATGAGGGCCTGGCCTACATCCTCCTGGGACAGGCCGCCGAACTGCTGGATGTCCACGGTCCCGTCCATGGCCCCGACGACGACGAAGGCGGCGGATGCCGCGTTGACGGGGACCACGGTCATCCCCGCGTCCCGGCCCTGGTCTACCAGGGCCTGGATGGCGGCGGGGATGGCGGCGGGGATGCCCTGGGTTGTGGTGGGGACTGACGTGGTCATTTGTTTCCTTTGTGTGTGTGTTGGTGGGTGATGAGGTCTCGGCTGGCCTGGGCGCTGGTGTTGCGGACGACACCAGCCCAGCCACAGCGACAGGTGGCGGTGAAGGTGTTAGCGACCCAGGCCCGCATCCATGGCTCAGCGGCCATGCTGGCGGTCCCTCCAGGCTAGGGCCGCCCAGCTGCCCCAGAGGACCAGGGCGGCGGGGATGGCGATGGCGGCGGGGATGGACTCGGCGGGGTTCACTGGGCCACTCCCAGGGCCAGGTCAATCCGGCGGGTCATCTCGATGGCCTCCGGGCTGTCCGCATCGTAGTGGATCGTCTGGGCCACGTCGCGGGGGTCGGTGGGTGTATTCATCCAGGCCCGCTGGAACTGATCCGGGCGGTTCATCCTGGACAGCGCGTTGGCCGTGGCCTGGTAGTACTCCGAGCCATACCCAGACGCGACCAGGGCCAGCTGCTCCCGGGCGGCATCCGCATCCGCGTAGGCGGTCAGCATGGTCCCGGAGGCGCTGAGCCAGGATTCCCCCATCGCGGCCATCCCCGGCCCGGCGGCGGTCAGGGCCGCGACGAACCGGAGCTGTGAAGCGTTACGCCTTCTGGTGTCCTCATCCTCGACCGTGTAAGCCGTGGCCGACGCTTGGATGTGGAGGCGGGCGGCCGCGTACAGCTCAGCGGCCAGGTCTTCATGGGTGGTGCTCATCGTGTGACTCCGATCATTAGCAGGGTTAGAGCTGTGGCAATAGCCACAGCGATGGCAGTGAGGGCCAGGACGAAGGCCAGCTGACGGACGCTCACCTGGGCGGCCTGGGCTTGCCAGTCAGGGGGTCGATGTAATTGCCATCGTCACGGAGGCCACAGTGACAGCGCCCGGAGGGCTGCTGGTAGTCGTGGATGCGGTTGCGGCTGGTAGGGCACTGGGTGGGCCGCTCGGGGGTGACAGGCACTGTGTGGGTTGCGTTAAGTACTTTAGTTATATCTAAGGGGGGTTCTTCCTTTAGTGAAACGACACCAGTTGTCACCCCTGTGGATAACTCTTCATCGTCTGATTCTTGGGGTGACACTTCTGACACCCCCAAGTTATCCAGGTCATCTACCTGGTCCAGGGTCGTGGGTTGCCACGTCTGGTGGGACATCACCAGGTCATAAACCATGGGTCGGCCGTGGCCCCGGCCGGTGGGGAGATGACTCAGGAGGCGCTGGTCCCCGTAGCGGATGAGGTGCTGGTCCTTCAGGTCCGCTATGGCGCGCTGAATGGTCCGGTGGGACACCTCCAGGGTGGCGGCCATGCTGGACACACTCCGCCAGGTTGCGGTCCCATCGTCGTGGGCGTGGTCGGCCAGCAGCATGAGCACACGGAAGGGCACATGAGCCACCCTGGAATGGGGCAGGCTAGCCGCCCAGATTGTGGCTTGCCAGCTCATCGCGGGCCGCCGGGGTTGGTTGTCTTCATCCCCACAGCATAGGCCAGTCCGGCCAGGCCAGGCCGGACACGCCGTAGACAGCCGAACTGGACCGATCTAGGGTGTCGTCATGACTGACTCAGCGGACGCGGTGGTGGGCCGGAATGTGCATGTGTTGATGTGGCGGGCGGGGATGCCTCAGCGAACCCTGGCGGTGGCGCTAGACCTGGATCAGTCGGCGCTGTCCAAGAAACTCCACGGCCGCCGGACCTGGACCGTGGACGAGCTGCTGGCCACCGCCCTGGTGCTCCAGGTGGATGTGGCCGAGCTGCTGCCTGGAAGTGACTATGAACCCCGCCCAGCGGGCCGTGGGCGGATTGTGGAACACCTCTAACCCCCTGCTAAACGTTTAGCAGAGGGTTAGAGGTTTCATGCACGATTGGGTCGTTTTGTTTGTATGAACCCCACAGGCCGGCCTTGAGCTCCGCGGCCGGCCTTGACCAGGCGCAGCGGCCGGCCTTGTGGGATACCTCTAATCGGCCGCCTGGGGTGCTCGGGGTGCGGAATGTGCTCCAGCTGGCTCCGCCTGGTAGGCGGCCATGATGACATCTGTCAGCCGTCTGTTTTCCAGCTCCTTGGCGGTCAGGTTGCCGTTGGTGTTGGCCCGGATCGTCTCCAGGGTCTTCTGCTGGGTTCCCAGGCCGTAGATGAGGACCACCCCGGTGGTGCCCACCCCCAGGAGGCCGGTGAGCATCGTCAGGAACGATCCTGCCATCTCGGGGCGGACCACCAGGAGGATGACCAGGCCGATGATTCCGACCAGGATGACAAAGAAGAACCCCAACGTGATAAGGGTCTTATTCATCACAGCGCCGCCTTGATGTCGGCACGGACGGCGGCGGGGATGGCGGCCAGGTCGTCCGCCAGGCGGGCCTCCACAGCGGCCGCGATGTCGTCGGCGGTAGCTCCCGGCCCGGTGGTCTGGCTGATGATAGCGACGGCGGCCGCGATGTCTGCGACCAGGCGGGCGCGACGGTTCCGGGCCTCCCGGATAGCGGTGGACGCTTCATCCTCCGTGAGGTTGTCCACCTGGCCGTACACCTTCCGGTTGACCCCGATACTGAAGGCGTACCCCTGGGCGGTGGAGGGGTAGACCGTCGATTCATACTCACCAACCGCCGCGATCGTTCCGCCGGGGACGCTGATGACTGTCATGGTGTCTCTTCTCTGTTTGGTGATGGGGGTCAATCCCAGGGCGGCTGGTCCGGCCTGGTGGGCTTTGATGTAGGCCAGCGGGTCCTGAACGTGGCCGCTGATGATCCCCAGGAGGTCGTCCCCCAGGGTGTAGTGAAGGTGTCGGCCCTTAGCGGCCGTCCCGGTGGAACCGATCAGCGCCCCCAGGTCCCCCAGGATGCCCACCTCATGGCCGATAGGGAACCTGGAGGCGGTCGCCAGGTGGCAGGACCCGGAGAACTTACCGTCCGCCATCTCGATGACCACGATGTGGCCCAGCTCACCGCTCCAGGTCTTAGCCACGATGGTCCCAGCCGCGATGGCCAGGGCAGGCAGGCCGCCAGGGGCGGTGTCCTGGCCCCGGTGGGGACGGACTCGGCCCTCCGTGGCTCCGAACAGGTCACCCCGGGATTCGGGGTATGGCTCCGCGTAGACCGTCATCACATCACCGGCCAGGAATGCGCCAGGTTGATGACAGCGCCCACCGTGGTGTATCCACCGATAGTGGAGTCCACCACCAGGACAGTCTGGGTGGTCCCCGCTGAGCCAACCATGGCAGGCAACCGGAGGACAGACTGGGGGTAGTACCCGGAGGGCAGATTAAACGCGGTTCCACCGCCCTGGGTGATCCGGCCTTGAATGTAGACGACCCCGTTTTTCCGTCGAATCTTGGGGGTCATCCCATCCGCGACCGTGGACGGGGCAGGGACCACCAGCAGCTGCCACCCGGTATCCGCGATGTTGGTGGTCAGGAATGTATTGATCGTCCCGATGGCCACACTCACCGAGCTGGCCAGCTTATTGAGGAACGTTGAAAACAGGGACGGGACGGCCTCCGCCTCCGTGTACTGATAAATGCCGTTGGCATCGTTGGGCATGGTCTACTCCAGGTTTCGTGTGGTGGTGGTCATGGTGTTACCGGCTGTCTTCCAGGTCACGGCCCGGATGATCCCCGAGCGGGTGGGCTGGCCAGGTAGCTGGATCGTTGCGCCCATCCCCGGGCGGGCGGAATAGTCGTTGACCGCGTCGGTGGTGGCTTCCCTGCCCCGATTCTGAAGGCGGGTCCAGATATTCTTAGCGGCCGCCTCCACCTGGTCCCAGGTTGAAAACTGATTGAACGGGGCCAGCGCGTCCACAGTCACTGAGAGGACCTTAGAGACCGGGCGGCCGTCCGTGGGATACATGGAGACATTCCCAGTTGCGGCCTCATTGTAGATAACCGCCACCCCGTCCGCCCAGAGGTCGTGGTCCCGGTCGATGGTGTCGTCGGCCCCGGTGACCGTCTGGGACCCGTCCAGGGTGATGGACCCCGCGATGGCTACATCTGCCAGGGTCAGCCGGAATACCCCGTCCAGGTCGCACCAGAGGCGGAGGCCGCCCTGCTGAAGGTAGGGGGTGAAGAACTCCTGGTAAGTCTGGCCAGGCTTCAGGGTTGGGTAGGGCATCACGGCCATATCCTCCCAGCCGGTGGCCAGGGTGAAGGTCCGGCCGGTCATGGTCTCCAGCTCATGGAATACCTCGATGATCAGGCCCCGGAGGGTGTCGGAGGTATATAGCCAGTTGGCCCCGTGCATGCTCCGGAGGTCTTCCAGGAATGCGTCATGTGTTTCCAGGTGGAGGGTGGTGGTCCCGTCCAGGTTGATGGTCCACCGCCGGACGTGCAGCTCGGCGGAGACCAGGCCAGGCTCCCGGTAGGCTCCGGTCCAGGCCCCCGAGCCGTAGGCGGCCGACATCGCGGAGACCAGCTTGGTTTTCCAGGCCGTGGTCAGGGCGGAGACCGCCTTCCCAGCCCAGAGGGTGGTGAGATTAGACACGGGCTTGACCGGTCCAAACTGCTGGGACAGGGTGATGGTGACCAGCGGCGCCAGGCGGGGGTCCAGGGGGCCGGTGGAGGCCGGGGTAACGATGGTCAGGTCACACTGGGCGTAACGGCTCCAGCTGTCGTCCAGGGTCAGGACCAGGTCTGTGACATCGAGGACAGTAGCCCCCACCTGGGCGGTAACGGACCCGGAGCTGATCATGCCGCCACCTCCTGGAAGGGCACCTGGAGGGTCCACCTGGTCAGGGTGGCTGGGTCCAGCTCACGGACTAGGTTCCCTTCCCCCAGGGCAAATAGCATCCCCACTTGAGCTAGTCCAGGCTCGGTCAGGGTGAACGTTCCCGCTACCCCCAGGGCCAGCTCGGCGGCGGCGGCGGCGGCGGCGGTCTTGAAGAACAGGGACAGGGTCCCCGAGCGGAGGCCCGTCCCTGCCAGGGTGACTGCTACCCCGCCGTTTACCAGGCGGTGGACCGTGGCCCCGGTGGGGCGGTCGGCGGAGTATCCCAGGACCAGGTCTGGGGTGATGGTCACGGCCCCCTGGGTGATGGTGGTCATGGGACAAGCCTTCCGGTTCTGCTGTCGATGATTCGGGCGGTGATGGTCACAGTCCGGTCCCGGACTAGGCGGTCGATGGCACGCTCAGCGGCGGCCTCACCGTCTACCTGGGTGCCGATATGGGCGGTCCTGGTCTTGGCCGCGATGCTGTCCAGGTCAGTGCTGGCGGTGTTCTTCCCCACCTTGGCCTCCACCTCCGCTGACCGTTTGGTGGTGGCCAGCTTGGTGAGGTCCTTCTCTGGGGTGTCCACGTCAGCGGTGACTTTGACCCCGACATCCAGGTCCGTGCGGAGGGTGCCATCTATGGCATCGTTACCGGCGGCGGCCGCCTGGGTGAACGTGGAGTTGAACTGGTCCACCATGCCAGAGTCCAGGATGGACTGGAGCATGGGGGCGAAGTCCACCCCCTGGTCCACCAGGTACTGGTAGGCGGCGGGGTCCAGCTGGGCCTGGGCGGTGGCCAGGTTGGCCGCGTAGCCAGCGGCCGCGCTGATGCGGGCCTGGACGTTGGCCAGGTACTGGGCCGGATCTAGGGCGGTCTTCTCTTTGTCGCTGTAGACCTCCCAGCTCCCGGCCGCATCGTCCACCCCGCCCTGGATGGACTGGATGGCTGCTGACTTGGTCTCCAGCTCGGCTCCACCGGCCTGGGCGTAGAGCAGCTGGGCTTCTGCTGCCTTCTCCGCCACCCCGATGGACTGGCCCACATATTTGGTGTATTCCTCCTGGGCCACGGCCTGGCGGATCAGGCTGCCATAGTTGCTGGCCCCGGTCCTGGAGGCGGTCTCGGCTTCCTTCTCCAGCTGGGTCTGGCGCTTGTCACCTTCCCTCCATAGCTCCTTGAGTTGGTCGGTGTTGCCCGCGTAGGCCATCGCTAGGTCTTGGAAGGATGACCCTGAGCGCTTGGCGATGTCGTTGAGTTTGGCCAGGTTGGTCTTGCCGTCCTCCGATTCGGTCGCCAGCTCCTGGAGTCGGCCGATGAGGTAGTCCATCGAGGCCACCCCCAGGTCCCCGGTAGAGATGTATTCCTGGGCCAGCTCGGCGGTGTGCGCCTTGACATCCTCCGTGGCATCCGCCGCCTGGCCCATAGACGAGACGATGAGACCGATCCCGGCGGCGGCCGCCAGACCAGCGACCAGGCCAGCCGGGCCGAACCCAGCGAAGGCATTAGCCGCTACCTCCTGGAAGGCCCCCACGATACTGTCCGCTGAGCCATCGAAGCTGGCGGCGGTCTCCTTGGCGGTGGATGCGGACTCCTGACCCAGGTCCTTTACCCCGTCCTCCGCCTCCTTGGTGCCCCGCTTGATGTTGGCCCCGACCTGGTCCCCGGCGGTCTTGAATTCCTTTTTCGATGAGTCGGCCAGCTCCTTGAATGTGCGGTCCAGGTCGTCCACGGACCTGGAGGCGGTCTTGGCTCCATCCTTGATACCGTCCCCGAGCTTGTCGCCAGCCTGGCGGCCATCGCGGGCCAGGTCATCCAGTGAGCTGGAGACATCTCCCAGGGCATCCTCCGCATCCTTGGTGCCCCGGAGGAACTGGACCACGTTGGCGAAGAAGTCGATAGTGGCGGCCATTACCGGCCCGCCTTGATGTCTGCGAAGGTGCGGAGCTGGTCAACGATGGTGACCAGCCAGAGTCCTACCAGGCGGGTCCCGGTCTCGGAGGCGGCCGCGAAGATGACCCGGCCATTCTTCGTGCGGGCGGGGAACTGGCTGCCCTGGGTCCTGGTCATTTTGTATGCCTTGCCTTTCGGGCTGTGGGTGGTGAAGGTGCGCTTTCGGAGTCGCATCCCGAACTCTTGGGCCTGCCAGCTGTGGGTGGGGACCAGGCCGCCGGACAGGGCCTTGGTGGAGGTAGCCGCCTTCAGGCTTACCTGGCGAACCCCGACCGCCACCCGGGCACCCTTGACGAGTGCCCGGATGTCTAGGCGGGTGGTGCTGTGGCCCCGGAGTGATTCTTGCCAGACGGGGCCGAGCTTGGTCCTGGCTGTCTTGTTGATGTCCGCCGTCAGCTTCCGGTCCGTCTGGCGCATAGCCAGGAGGGCCGCCTGTAGCTCGGGCGAACGGCGGACATCCAACATGGGTCAGACGTAGGTGTACGGGCTGGTGAGAGACACCCCGGACACGTTGGTGACCTTGACCGGCTTGGACCCCGCCGCCTGGGCCGGGGCCTGGGCGATGATGAGCGAATCCGAGATGACCACGAAGGTGGTAGCCGCGACGGTACCGAAGACCACGGCGGTGGTCCCGGTGAAGCGGGACCCGCTGATCTGGACCAGGTTGGCTCCAGCGATGGGGCCAGACGTTGGGGTCGCACCAGCCAGCAGCGGGACACCACTCCCGGCGGGGACCTCGACCGGACGGCCGACGACACCCAGGGTCACGCTGGCCTCCGCCCATGCGTTCACCGCGCCACCGATAGCGCCCGGAGTCAGGACCAGCGTGACCTGGAAGGACGAACCGCCACCTACCCGGGGCTTGAATACGGCGGTGACCTGAGCGCCTTCATTGTTGAACAGGTAGCGGGACAGGCTCCCGGCGGTCTCCCAGTCCTGGGCGTAGCCCAGCTCACATACCCAGGTCGCTGCCGGGGTATCGGAGAACGTCGCGGCGGGACTCAGCCCCTGCCAGGTCTGGGTGGCGGCGGAGGGGGTGAGGACAACTGTGGACACCTGCTTCTCATAGTTGTCGGCCCCGATGAGGAGGGTCACATCCTTCAGGATGATCGGCTGGGGGTTGATCTGGCTCATGGGGTGGGTTCACTTTCTGTTGGGGTTGAGAGGACAGTCAGGGTGATGCGGTAGGCGGGCTTCTGCTCATCGAAGCGGTCCCGCTCGGCGGCGGTCCAGGCGACCCAGGTGAGCGGGCGGAGGGCGGTCAGGACATCATCCGTGGCCTGGTCCAGGGCGGTCTCCGTGTCATCCACGTCGATCCCCTCGACCATGACCCAGAGGTCAAAGTCCTCCTGGTAGTGGCCCTGATTCTTGGCCGGGGTAATGCTCTTGCGGTGGAGGACGATGACCGCCCGCGTGTCGGCCCCGAGCGGGTCCACCGATGTGGGGGCGGGACGGACCTGGATGTCCTCCGGGAGCGCCTGGGCCAGGGCGGCGGCCAGCTGGTCCCGGGTGGTGGTGGTGGTGGGCATGATCAGCCAATCCCGGGCATGGCCCGTTTGGGTCGAAGGAGGGCCTTGACTTGCATGTCCATGGGGTAGACACGCACGCCGATCCCATCCATGCCCAGCTGGTCCTGGGGGTTAGCCTGCTTGGCCGTCCACAGTGCCCGGGCCTGGATCAGGTGGGCGATCCTCCAGCGGGCGGGGATGCCCTCCGGTGGGACGATGTAGTCCTCAGCGGGCTGGCTGGTGGCGAACTCCAGGCACTGCTCCTGGGATGCGTCCAGCTGCTCCTGGACTTCTGCGGAGCTGGGGGCATCGCGCCACAGCTGGCGGGCCGTGCTCTCGGTGTGCCAGGCGTAGACAGTCATGGGGTCCTCTCAGAGGTTGGGCCTGGGGCCGGGCCGGTCAGCCCGGCCCCAGGGTGGGTGGAGGTTACGCGACCGTGCGGAGGACGATAGCCCGGGGGTCGTTGATGGTTACTCCGCCGTAGCTGTAGAACCCCAGGTCAACACCGCCCCGCGATACGTCGAGGGCCTGGACCTGGAAGGGGGACTTCTCCGAGACCGTGGCGGCGCGCTTGTCATAGGCCGCGATGGTGCCCGCGTCCATGTGCTCATCTGCCCGGATGGACAGCTCCCCGATGCTGGCGGTCCCCTGGGTCAGGGACACCCCGCCGATGGCGTTAGCCAGCCAGGCGGGCAGGTCCGTGATCTTCAGGGCCGCGTATTCCTCGAATAGGTCCTCCGCCAGGGTGACGTAGTCCATGGATGCGCCGATCCGGCGGAGGCTGGTAGCAGCTCCGACGATGGCACCCATCACCGTGGTGTCCACGATGGGGGTGATGCCGTCCACCTCCGTGGGTTCGGTGGCCGCCGCGAGGATCTTGGTGGCGATGTCGAAGTCGGAGTCCAGCTGGTATTCCAGGGTGGCTGCCGTCCAGAAGTCGGTCAGGAATGCGGGGTCACCCAGGTCGATGTAAATGCGGTCGATGTCCCAGCCGCCCGCCCAGCGCTCGGCGGTGGATTCCACCGGCTTGGTCTTGGGCTTGTTGCTCGGGACGGCGGCCTTTCCTCCGGAGTACTTGGCCGGTTTCGGGCGCACATCCCACTGCCATCCCTTGACCTTCATGGAGGTCAGCTGGCGGGGCACGCCGAACGAGTCGATCCAGGGGCGGCCGGTCTTGGTCGCTGCCCAGAGCTGACCCATCCAGTCCTCCCGGCCGATGTAGCCCTGGCCCGCGTCGTCGGCGGGGACGACATCCTCCAGGGCGGCCAGGATTTCCCTGGTGTTGCCGGTGGCCATCGCGGCCGAGACCGTGCGGGTGACACTGTCCAGGGACTTGGGCCGGGGCATGGTGAACGCGGGGGCGGACGGGGCCGGGGACAGCTCCGGGCCAGCGGTGAACTCGGCCGGGGCAACCGGGCGGACGGGGGTCAGTCCGGCCGTCAGCTGCTCGGCCTGGGCCTGGGTGATGGTGCCAGCAGCCAGGGCGGCCGCGATCTCGGCGGAAGTTTTCATGCTGTTTTCTCCTTTTTGTGAAGCTGCCAGGGCGGCCGCGACAGTCGTGACTTGTGCATCCTGGAAGGCCGGGATGGCCACCAGGCTGGTCTCATACATCTCGGCCTTGGTCACCGTAAGGTTTCCGAAGTCGTCGAAGGTGTAGCCGTCAGCGGCGGAGATGAGTCCGACGCTCAGCCCATCGCGGAGGCCGTCCTGGGCGGACTGGAGGGCGGCATCCCCGGCATCCCCGGCGGGGATGTAGAACGTTGCATCCGCCTGGGTGTCCGTCTGGGACAGCTCCATCATGTAGCCCACCGGCTGGGTGGGGTCATGGTCGATGAGCAGTTTCACCCGGGTCAGCGGGTCCCGGGGGGTGATAGCCCCGGCCTCGATGATCCGGCTATCCGAGCTGGGGACACCGAACATGGTGATTGTCCCCGTGATAGTCCGAGCCGACAGGCTGAACGTACTCAGGTTGACCTCTGCGGTGAACCTCAGCGGCTTGGGTTTCATGCGGTGCCTCCTGGCGTGTTGGTAGTGGCCCAGCCTTCCCAAGCGTCAATTTGCGCCTGGGTGATGAATCCGCCATCGCGGCCGATTTTGTAAGTCTCAAACCTGGTCTTCATGTCGTCGCGGGTCAGCTGGTCATGGTTGAACTCGACCGCCCAGCCGCGTGGGGTGACATCACCCATCGACAGCCGGGAGCTGATAGCAGTCATGGGGGCGGCCAGCCCCAGGTCCAGAAGTTCCCAGTTACGGCTGGCCCGGTTGGTGTAGGTCATGGAGGCCCCGGCGACCTCCGCGTCCACTGCCCACGCGGGCAGGCCCATGTGGCGGGACAGCTCCAGGGTTATCGCCTTCCGGCCCTCGATCAGAAGTTGCTCTGTGGGCAGGCCGAGCGGGGTGACCTTGACCGACCGGCTGGAGTAGCCCACCCCCCGGCGGCGGCGGGCGGCCTGCCAGCTGTCCAGGAGGGTGTCAATCTCATCCTTGGTTAGGTCCTCCCCATCGTTATGGATGTCCAGGGCGGGGACGGGGTTGTCCTCCGCCAGGGATGCGGCCCGGTTGATGATCAGCGCCCGGCGGATCGTATCGGCCCCGTCGATGAGTAGACCAGCGTCCACCCCGTCAAACTGGATTACACCCTGGTAGCTGCTCAGCGGCTGCCCCCAGGCTTTGACCAGGTGCCCCTCCAGGTCCAGCTCCGCATCCTCCTGGGGCAGGACCTTGACCCAGGCGGGCCAGCCGTAGAAGTCCCGCTCCATGACTACCCACCAGGTACGGGGGTAGAACATGAGCGCGTCAGCGGTCCAGGTCAGGGTGGCGGCCAGCGGCCGGTCCCGCTCGGGCTGGGCTAGCAGTGACATCTGGGTGGGAGCTGGTAGGCCATCTTTGGTGGTGACCAGGGACAGGCGGCCGATGTTGCCCGCGATCACCCGGCGGCCCTTAGCTACCGGGGCCAGGGTCATGGCCTTAGCCCGGTTGACGGTGATGTGGTCAGCGATGCCGAACAGGTCGTCCAGGGTCATCTGCTCCAGGGTGCCTGTGCTGTAGGGGGTGGCGTATCCGGTCATCACGGCGGCCTCCAGGGTCAACGGTGAGTAACCGAGCGCCCGGGCCATCTTGTCTAGTATCTCCACACCCAGAACTATCTAGGACAAACCGGACAGCTGAAAGTTAGCCCTAGCGGCTCGGCGTGTCGTGGGGCGGCGGACAGCTCGGGGCGGCGGCGGCCTGGCTTCCCCTGTCAATCCAGAGTTGACACCTCCACCTGTCAACGATAAGTTGACACCAGAACACCCCAGCCGGACGGCCTAGGGGGTCAGGGACCTGGAGGACATCATGGCCATCGAGACACTGCCATTCATCGGTGCAGTACGTCGAATGATTCGGGCCGCTGGACGGCGGACTGGGGACGCTGATGAGTGGGAGCTGGCCGAGCTGATCACCCTCCGCCAGGCGGTGGAGGACGCCATCCAGACGGCGGTGGATGGCCAGCTGGCCACCGGCCGGAGCTGGGCCGCGATAGCGACCGCGACGGGGACCAGCCGCCAGGGTGCCCAGCAGCGCTACGGCCGGAAGGCTGTCTAGCGCCTGGCGGCCGCCTGAGCCTTCCGCAGAGCGTCGGCGGCCTGATCCTCACCCGGGTGGGCGTAGAGCTGGTGAGCGCTCCCCAGTGCCCAGCCGTGGACCTTTGAGTCGGTGACCTGGGACCAGCCACGACAGCTGGTGCAGGTCACCACGGTGGATATTTGGGTGAAGTCGAGTTTGATCATGGTGTCCTCAGAAGCTAATGGTGGGCTTGCCTAGTGGTCGCTCCTGGTGGTCGAAGGCCCATAGGCCGACTACAGCGGCCATGAGTGCAGCGATGGACCCGGAGCTATTCTTCCGGCTGAACCTCCAGCCATCACCCCAGGACTGGAGGGCTACATGGCGGATGGCATTCCCCAGGGCCTGGCTCCCGTCATGCTTTAGCTGCTTGTCCCGGAGGGCAGTCAGCAGCCCCATGCACGCGGTGGCCACGTCACCACCTCCGACCGTGTAGACCTCCTGTCCCCGCCGCCGTAGCTCATCTGTGATGCGGCGTGTCTCCCCGCCATCGTCGGCCGCCAGGACAGCTGGCCGCCAGTCCGCCACCAGCTCCACCAGGAATGGGATCAGCCAGCTGGTCCCGGGAGCGCCATGGATGAGCCGACTACAGGGCCGCCCATCGTCGTCCCGCCAGGTGGCCATGACCGCCGCGCTGTCGCCATCGCGGGCAACCTCATAGGACAGGGCCAGGGACCGGCGGCTGGGCACCACGTTGGGGGTTGTCCGCATCGCGGCCATATCCTCATCCGAGATGAGCGGGTCAGCCGAGCTAGTCAACGTGTTGCAATAGGCCCTCAGCCACTCCCCCAGCGGCTGGTCCTGGGCCTCCTTAGCTAGGTAGGACTCCGTGATCGTCAGCCCCAGGGCGGGGTGGAAGCTCCACCAGGTCTGTGGCTCATAGGGGTCCATCCCCTCCGCCATCGACCACTCCGCATAGAACATGCCCGGATGTCCGGAGCGGCCCTTCTCGACTAGGTCATTCATGAACCCACTAGCGGCGGTGCCCATGGTGCTGATCAGCCACACCTGGGACTCCCCTTCCAGGGTGGCCTGGGCCGGTCCGATAGCGCCCATTAGCTCGGTGCCCCGGACCTGATTGTGCTTCCAAATTTCATCGAGGGTGACCAGGTGCGGGGTCTCTCCGTGGATGGATGCGGGGCCGGGGGCGAAGCTGCGGAGCTGGGACCCGTTGGCCAGGCTCATCCCCTCCGATCCGGCGGCATACCTCATCTTGAATAGCGGGGCCAGGGGGCTACCCGCTACCAACTTCTGGAGGTCTTGCATCCGGTCCCGGGCATCCTTGCCCGTCTGGGCGGTGAAGAACGCCTTTACCCCGGGCCGGGTCATGATCCGGTGGAGCTGGACGGGTCCCACCAGGGTGGTCTTGCCAGACTGGCGGGGCACGGTGACCATGACCGTGGGGTACTTATAGAACCCCTGGGCGGTCTTCTCCGTGGCCCCGTCCACCACCATGCGCTGCCACGGCATCATAGGTTTCCCCATGACCTTGGCCAGCTTGGCTATCTGGCGGCCCTCCGTGGGGGCGTCGAAGTCACGCGGGGTGATGAATCTAGGTTCGGCTGATTGCACGGTGATGCACACTCTCGGTGTCGTCGTCGTCGGCCAGGAGGGCCTGGACCACCTCATCGAGTTTGTCCCGGCTGGCGGCCTCCGGGTGGGGCAGAGACTCCAGAATCTCATTCATGACCCGGAGCAGATTAGCCCGGCCGGACGGGGCACCCTTGCCGAACGATCGGTCCACGTCGCGGGCCGTGTGCAAGGCCAGCTCCACCTGGCCAGCGTGGTGGTCCTCGATGTATCCCAGGCGGCGGAGGACATCGACCTGGCGGCCTATGGCCTTCTCCATGCTGCCAGCGGCATGGGGCGAATCTGGTATGTCGAGACCGTCGAGTGTGGCCGACATCTCGGCGGGGTTAGTCATGATCCGATTTTCCTTTTCTGAACTCGGGGTTTTTTGGTGGGGGGTTGAAAGAAAACGGACGG